GAATGGTCGTCATCGACGCCAGCTTTTCGCAGTCGGCTGTTCAGGTGACGGCGAGCTACAACGACATTATCAATCGGGCATGGCCGCGCAGGCGGTATACTGCTGATTTCGCTCCGGGGCTCAAGTACATTGCATAACATTGGATGGTATCTCGCCAACGCCCGCTATGCCGATGGCGGACGCGGCCCGGTCGAGTGCGACTGCTACGGCCTGGCCCGCCTGGTGCGCCACCATGTCTTCGGCCTACCGCTGTTACCCGAGTATGCAGGCGTAGACCCGAGAGACAAAGAGCAGGCAGCCCCCAGGCTGCGCGAAGTGGTCGGATCTATGCAGCCATGCGCCCCATCTGAGGGCACTTTTGTGTTGGCATTCACGGGCGATATTGGCGGGCATTGCGGCGTAGTGGTCAATCGTGACGGGCGCCCTGGCGTGCTAGAATGTGATGTGAATATCAACACCCGATGGACGCCGCTGCGCAAATGGCGCCGCCTCTGGACTCGACTGGAGTATTACACGTGATCCGCATCTATCCCAGCCTGCTGCCCGGAGAGCCCATTGAGACGCACAATGTGACGGCTCGGACCACGGTTGCCGACTGGATGGGCGCCAACGTCAAGGGATTCGATCTGGATCGCGACTATCACCCGCTGGCGGTCGAGATCGAGGGTGAATACATCCCAGCTGGCGAGTGGCAAACGGCTGCTATAGCGCCCGATACCGCTGTCGATATTCGCATCATGCCGCAGCGCAGCGCTGTGCGGTCTGTGACCCGCGCTATTAGTTCGGTCGTCTCGGCAGTGGTCGACGTTGTCAGCTCGATTTTCTCGTTTCTGTCGCCATCCATCCCCGGCACTCGGACGCAAACCACCGAGCAGGGCAGCTCGATTTACAATCCCAGCGCCCAGGCAAATACGCCCCGACTGGGCGGCGTTATCCCAGAAATTGCCGGGCGCCACAAGGTGTTCCCTGACTATCTCAACCCACCGCGCCGCTACTTTGTCGACGAGAGCACCCAGGCGCTGGACGTGATGCTATGCGTGGGCATTGGCGAGTATGATCGCGAGCCCGACGAGCTGCGTGTGGGGGCGACGCCAGTCAACCGATTGGGCAGCACGGTCAATTTCGAGTTCTTTGAGCCCGGACAAACTGTCTCCGGAAATCCGGCGCACCGCTGCTGGTATAGCGCGCCAGAGGTGGGTGCGTCTACCGGGGCGAGCGGTATCCGCCTGCTATCCACCCGCGATCTGGAGCAGGAATGGGACGCCTACCTGGCCCTGAGCGGCACCACCATCGAAGGAGACAACCAGCCCCAGGGATGGGGCGAGGGCACCATTGTTAGGGTCTCGTTCGACCTGCCCATCACCGTGGGCACCAACAGCAACGGCGACAACACCTTCGAGATGGAAATCGACTACCTGATGCCTACGGTGGGGCTGGATCTGCGTGTCATCGGCATCAGTGGCCTGAACCGGGTGCGCATCGCCAGCGTCTCGGGCGGGGTCTACACCCTGGAGCGGCAGAAGCTGGTCGCCACGGACCCCGACATCTATGATTGGCGCGTTATCGACGACATCGCCACAGGTAGCTACACCGCCCAGGTGTACCGCTGGGCCGACTACAGCATCAGTTGCCGCGTCACCGACGACAGCGATGGCCTCGATGTAGTAATGCAGATCGACGGAAGCGACGTCAGCGGATGGCCGGGTTTCCCCTCCGGCACCGGCAACGTCACTGCTGAGATCGACGCCGCTCAGCTCACCGGGATCTGGTCAAACGTGTTCCTGGCCTGCCCGCCTGGGGAGGTCACCAGCCTGATCGAGTGGGACATCTTCGCGCCACAGGGGCTGGGCTACGTCAAGGATAACGGGGACCTCGAATCGCGCAGCCGCACGGTGGAGCTGCAATATCGCGCCGCCGGCACCACCACCTGGACAACTGTCTCTCGCTCCATCAGTGGCCGCACCCGCGACCAGCTTGGCTACACATTTCAGGTTAATTTGCCCAGCCCTATCACCCCGGAGGTGCGCGTTCGACGTGTGGAGGCCGAGGACAATGATACCCGATCCATGGACCGCATCGAGTGGCTACGGCTTAAATCCGAGCTGCCGGCGGCCTCCAGATATCCCGGTGCAACGACGCTTGCAATGACCATTCAAGGCAGCAACGCCATTGCTAACCAAACCGAAAACCGCATCTCATGCGTGGTGACGCGCAAGCTGGGCGGCGTGCCGACGCGGTCCATTGCCGATTGGCTGCGCTATGTAGCCGAGGACGGTGGATGGTCAGCGGCAGAGATTGATGAAGATGAGCTTGGCCGGCTTGAGGGGATCTGGCAGCGTCGGGGCGATTGGTTTGACTTCGTCCACGATGACGAGTCAACGCTAAAAGAGACGCTGCGCCGGGCACTTCGGGCGGGCTTTGCCGAGCTGACCATCAACGACGGGCTGCTGACGCCGGTGCGCGACGAGCCGCGCAGCGAGATTGAGCACATGTACACTCCACAGAATATGCTGGATGACGGATTGCAGCGGCAGGTCACAATGCTGCGCCCCGACGATGTGGATGGCGTGGACGTTGAGTATTTCGACGCCGAGACATGGACGACCGAGATGGTCGAGTGCCGCCTGCCAGGCGATGCTGGGATTCGAGCAGAGCAGATTCGGCTTGAGGGCGTGACCGACCGGACCCGCGCTTGGCGCATCGGGATGCGGGAGCGCCGGCAATTGAGGTATCGCCGGTGGTGGTATCAGTTCGCTACCGAGCTTGACGCGCTCAACAGCAACTACCTGTCATTCTGCGCACTGTCCGACGACGTACCAGGGTATGGGCAGTCGGCCCTGATAACCGACGTGATAACCGCCTCGCCTCAGTTTGGGGCGACGATTGTTGCCGGGACAGATGGTACGTTTGCGGGCTATTCAGACGGGCAGGCCGCCGGAGAGCTTGGGTCCAAACAGGGTTCCGCAATTCCTGGAAGGGAGGTGGTCGCCATCATCTCCATCGATGCCGGGGATCAGGTCGTTCTGCAACTGGTAGTAGACCCCGGACCGCAGTTGTCAGACGCACTGTCAATAGATGATAACGACTATGCATTTGGAGATGCCAGCTACCAGTTTTTGTCTGGCTTTGATGTCTACACCTGGCTGGGTCTTTCTCCGAGCGCGATGCTGGTGGAAGGGCAGAGCTACTCGGTCAGCGTGGGCGAGCCCGAACCATTGGAGCCGAGCGACATCATAACGCTTGAGCTTTCTGAACCTGCGCCAGAGGGAGCCACTGTCCTTGCTTGGCGCCGCCCCAACGGCACACTCTCCGGGCCTTGGCCAATCAAGGCAAATGGTGGATTCCTGGTCACAGTGCAATCGCCAGAGATGCCTGTGATAAACTGGTCGCAAGAACTTCCGCACGCACTGATGGGTACCACTGAGCGATGGTCATTCCCGGTTCTGATAACGTCTATCGAGCCGCAGGGTTTTGATGAGGTGCGCGTGCAGGCAGCCAACTATGATGAGCGGATTTATGCAGATGACGACAGCGGCCCGCCAGCCTGATGAGGTGATTTATGGACTATCCTAGCCAGCTGCCGATTGCACTACAAATCGGGCACCGCGCCCAGATTGTGTCCCCCACGGTTCGCTCACAGCTCGCCAGCGGGCGGGCTCGCCAGCGGCGGGCTTACAACAGTGTGCCGCAAAACGTGTCGCTTGAGTGGGTGTTTAGCGTAGGCGAGGCGCGAGTCTTCGAGTACTGGTTCCAAAAGCAGGCCGAGGGCGGCGCCTCGTGGATCATGATGCCCGTCAGGACGCCGCTTGGCTGCTTAGACGAGAAGGTGAGGTTTATCGATGCCTACGATGGGCCGACTATCGTGAGTGGAAATCTGTTTCGCTACCGCGCTGAGGTCGAGATATTTGAGCACCGCGTTGTGCCGACGCCGCCACAAGGGTTTGACTCCAACTTGTTCGACCTCATCAAAAACGAGCAATGGCCGGAGAGCCAATCATGAGCCGGTTTAACACAGGAAACCCGCTAGACTCTGACGACCTGCGCGACCTGTCCGACAACGCCAAGAACTTCGACCAAGCCATAAACAGCGAGGCGGAGACGTTTGTTGACCGCAAAGGCAGGACGCGACTCAGCTGGGCGCGTGTGGAGGA